CAAAAAAGAGGAATGTCCAATGCCTGCTGCAAAGAAAGAAACTAAAAAAGCTAAAAGCAGTAAAGTAGAAGAGTAAATCTACTTTTCACAATGGAAGAACAAGTCATCCAGGAGACGCCCGTGGTGTCACCTGAACAGCCTGTGGCTGCGACTGAAACTCCTGCTGTAGACGTTTCCGCCTACGAGCAACAAATTCAGGCATTAAAAGTACGTGCCAGTGAGGCCGAGGATAAATTCCAAGGCATCAAAGGCAAGCTTGATGATGTCTACAAGAAGCAAGACGATCAACGCAGAAAAACGCTTGAAGACCAAGGTCAATGGAAAGACCTTTGGGAAGAGGCCAACAAAACCGCTCAAGAAAAGCAACAACAAATTGCTGATCTAGAGCGTCAATTGCAAGAGCTTCGGGTTTCAAACGAAACTGCAGCAATGCAAACGTCTGCGTTGTCTGCAATTAGTCAGGCTGGAGCGATCAATGCTCAGCAGATGCTGCAATTAGTGCAGAACGGTCTTAAGAAGTCTGAAGATGGCAGCGTCAAAGTTCTTGACGGTGGCGTTGAACAAGACTTAGGTGTTTATTTAGCCAAGCTAAAAAATCCTGGTTCTGGCTTTGAACATCACTTCAAGCCAAGCACTCAAGCTGGCATGGGAGCTAAGCCATCTACAGGGACTGCAGGTGCCGCAGGCATCGCAAATCCTTGGCTAGAGGGTAGTATTAACTTAACAAAGCAAATGGCTTTGGATGCTTCCGACCCTGATCTTGCAGCTGTGCTCAGGAGAGAGGCCGGTAAATAGTCCCTGTGGGACACCATCTCAAGTCTGTGACTTGATCCACCGCAAACATTATCCCTGAATAAGAAATGGCTGCTCCATTTCAGAATTATTCCGGCGGTGTCCTACTCGCGGACATCGTCAAGAGGAATAATCTCAGCACTTATGTGTCTGAGGCCATCAAAGAGCGCAGCTTGTTTATCAAGTCTGGTGCTGTTGTTCGTAACTCCCTGCTCGATTCTCGTGCAGGTGGTAGCCGCATTCAAGTTCCCGAGTTCAATCCTGTATCTCCAACAGAAGAGATTATGGACGGGACCGCTACGTGGGGGACCAGCACTGCTGGTTACTTGACGCCACAAAAGATCGGTACTGGCACTCAGATTGCAACCATCTGCCATCGCGGTTTCGCGTATGCCGTAGATGACGTTGCAGTATTAGCTGCTGGTGAAGATCCAATGCTTCACATCCGCAATCAGCTGGCTGATGCGATCAACAAGCTGAACAGCGCACGTCTGTTCTCACAGCTTGCTGGTTTGTTTGGCACGGCACTTTCTGCCAACGCTTTGGATAAAGCTGTTGCAGCAGCATCTGGTGGTGCTGAGGCTAACTTCCTCAGTGCAGCAACAGTTGCTGAAGCACGCTCCAAGCTTGGAGAACGCGGTGAAGAGCTGGACACTCTGATTGTCCATCCTTCTGTTGCTTACTACCTGTATCAGGTAGGAATGCTGACCTTCTCTACTTCAGCACTTGCCGCTTCCGGCGCAGTGACCTGGGGTGGTGGTGGCGTAGGCATTGGCGCTCGCGAAGTTGGTGAGTTCGCAGGAATGCGAGTCGTTACCGACAGTGCAGTGAACACCGTTGCTCCTGGCACTGGTGGTCATCAGCGTGAGTTCTATTGCTACCTGACCAAAGGCGGCACCATCCTTGAGGGTGTGCAGCAAGAGCTTCGCATTGAAGCTGATCGCAACGTCCTCTCGAAGCAAGACGTGCTTTCTGTGGATTATCACAGCACCTATCACGTGATGGGTACTAAGTGGTCTGACGCTGGTGACAACCCCACCAACGCCAACCTGGCTACCGCTAACAAGTGGGCCGCCACTTATGACGTTGACCTGATCCCTATGGTTCAGTTGACCGTCAACTCTCCGTTGGATACCACAACCATCTGATCTTGATCAGAGCAAAGGCCCTACCATTAGGTGGGGCCACCTTATTATTGTCTTATGGCTGCCACGATCAACGCCACACTCAAGAGTGAGACAGCCAACAGCTTTGTGACGTTGGCAGAGGCAGACGCGTATTTTGAAACCGTTCCAAGCTCAACGCAGTGGGACAACAAGACTGATGACAACAAAATTCGCTCTCTGATCTCGGCTACAGGCTGGATCGATACGTTGAATTTCTATGGTGATCGTTGCGATTCAAGCCAAGCCTTAAGCTGGCCCCGCAATAATTATCATGTCGATCGCGTAGAACTGACCTGTTCCGCGATTCCAAACGCAATTAAAAAAGCTACATATCTACTAGCGTTTGAACTGGCCAATGACACGGACGCGATTACAGGGAATACCGGCGATAAGGGGTTATACGAAGAAGTCGAACTCGGAGACCTCAAGGTCAAGTACAACACTGCTAGTCAAGCTACTGGAACTGTCAATAACGTATTCGACGTTTACCCTTGGCTGCAGTCTTATCTTGGTGCTTATTGTCTTGGAGGTTCTGGCTCTTATCAAGTTCGTATGGTGAGGGGTTGAGATGTCACTTGTAGACAGCACTTTTAAGTCAATCCCCAAAGATCTATTGGACGAATGGGGTCAAGACATCACGCTTGTCAAAACGACAACGCCACGCACTTACGACCCAGCAACAGGTGCTGTGACTGGTGCGGATACATCTGTTGTGTTGAAAGGTTTGATTTCTAATGTTTCAGCGAGAGAGAATGACGGGCTCTATCAAACAACTGACATCAAGGTGATTATTGGTGGTGACGAGTTGAACTCTTACTACCCAACTGAAGCCGATCGCATTCAGTATTCACAAGCTGGCGTGACAAGAGAAGCGAAGATTTTAAATGTGTTGAGTCTTCGGGGTGAAGACCCCTTGCTTCACACGATTATTGCGAGGCCGCAGTAATGGCAAGGAGAGAGGACATCTCTAAATTGCCGCAAGACATGCGAGAGCTGATCAATTTGGTGACTCGCTATGCAGCAGTAGAAATAATGAATGACTTGGCAGACGCAGGCCCAGAATGGAGTGGCGAGTTTCAAGACAGCTGGGTCGCTGTTCCTGTAGGTACAGGAGCATCAGGGTCAACAGGCGGAGGCTATCCGTATTCTCTAGGAGATGTTCCAAGCCTTTCAACATCTATCAGAGAGACCGCAAGAGTTAAAAAATTCAGCATTGAAAATACGCAGCCTTACGCAGCGTATGCGCTTGATTTAGAAGTAGGCGAGTTTAAAAAGATTGGTCGTCCGGCTGGTGATGTAGTGAGAGAAGGCTCTCGGCCTGTTCCGGGTTTCAGGGGCGATGTCACTGCCGGAGGTGGAAAAGCAGAAAGTACGGCTGAACTTGACTGGTACACAAGGTATGTCAATAGTGAGATGGGGCAAGCTATTGGGAGAGGAGTAACCTTTGGCTTTAGGGCGAAACGATGAGATACCAGGAGATTCGCGCCACAATAGAAAGCCCAATTCAGACAGCGTTTGGTGCGCTTAGTCCGGCTGTCCCTGTATTTTTCGACAACATTACAGCGGCTCCAGCAAACACAACCACAGAATATGTACGTGTAAATATTGCGTTTGGCGTAACTACTGAAACAACGTTGACTAGTAATTTAGATTTCGCGCGAGGTAGTGTAATTGTTCGCGTTTATAGCGAAAAAGGAAAAGGGCCTGCAAGAAGCCAAACTCTTTTGGACACTGCTGTAACCACTCTTTTAGGGTTATCTGCTTCAACTAGAGATGGTTCAGGAATTTATATGCGACCCGGAGCGATAAATGGGCCTACGTTCTCAACAACTGAAGCGAGTCCGCATTTAGTAGGTCGTATTGACACATCTTTTGTCGCAGAGGACCAGGATTAGATGTTTTGCTGACAGCACGCTAAGCTGTATGAGTCCGGGTTTCGCCCGTAAGTCCACCATTCTCAGTACCACGAATGGCTACCGTCCTTTCGGGCACCTCTGGAGCCCTTTATTACAAGCCAGCTGGCACATCTGGAACCTTTAAGGCTGCAGATGTCACCAACGCTAGCAATTCCATCAAAGTTGGAACGTTTCTCAACTTCAAGGTAAACGACAAAGTTTCGTTTACTGCCGGCGGGGGCACCCTCCCTGCCGGTTTGGCTGAAGGAACTCCAGTCTTCGTTCTGACCTACACAGCTTCTACCGGAGTAGCCACGTTTGCTGCTACTGCAGGCGGTAGTGAGCTTGCTTTGACAGACGACGGAACTGACGGCACCAGCGCCTTCGGGATTAATTACACCGAGTTCCAGTCAGTAGCGAACGTCCGTTCTTGGAATTTTGAAGTAACCCGTGAAGAAATCGATGTAACAAGCATCGGTGGCACGTTGGGTCAAACCGCACCATTCCGAACCTTCATCTCTGGTTTTGCGGATGGTACGGGTTCAGCTGAGGTTTACTTCACTGATGACGACACCGGTATTTCGGCTCGTTTGATTGAAGACGTTACCCAGCGCAACCAAGCTGGTGCAACGTTCAAGCTGTATATGGATGCAGTTGTTTCAGCTGGTACGCCAGATGACGCAGCTAGCCGTTCCATCTCAATGGAAGCGGTGCTGACTTCTGCGAGTTATTCAGTTACTCCTGACGACGCACAGGCAGTATCAATTAACTTCCGTCCAACTGCAGCTCCTACATTCGACTTTGCTAAGAGCTAATAGTCGATTGATGATAAAGAGGCCCCTGACATTGTTAGGGGCTTTTTTAGTGCTAGTGTAGTAAGACAATTAGTTTTAACTCATGGCATTACGCGCCATTGACCGTCTCAAGAAAGCCGCAAATTTAGAAGCAACAAAAAGAGTCGTTACTCTTTCGGACGACAGCAAGTTTGAGATGTGGGTTACGCCATTGACGATGGCAGAGCGTGAACGCGCTCAAAAACGTGCTGGATCGGATGACGCCAATGCGTTTGCTCTGCAGCTTTTAATTACAAAAGCTAAGGATGAAGTGGGGGAGTCTTTGTTCTTGGCTGGCGAAGTTGATGTGCTTAAGAACGAGGTGAAGGATAAGGATTTGCAGTCTTTGATGCTGGCGATTTTGACTGACGACGAAGAGGAAGAGGCAATCGACCCAAAATCCTAGGAGCCGAGCTTCGGAAGGATAACTGGCTCATGCTGCAGTTTGGCATTGCCAAGGAGCTTGGCATGAGCTTGTCGGAGCTACGGTCAACGATGACAGCAGAAGAGGTTTTGGGTTGGAGCGCGTATTTTAAAATTTTGAACGAAGAGCAGGAGAAGGAATTAGCAAAGGCCCGTAGGCGCAGGTAGAGTGTTGCGACAGGTCGTGAGTTTTGCCGCGTGACTTCCTCGTATAGCGCAAATATTGTTGTAAACGTCCAGAATCAGAAAAGTCTTGAAAGAACGGCTGCGACCGTAGGCAGGCTTAACAGTTTAATTAAACAATTAAAACCAATCAATCTTCTTGCTCCAGGCTCTGGTTCTGGGGCGGATGCGGTCAGGACCGCAATGACGGAGGTTATCAAGAAAGCGAAGTTAGCAAATAATTCTATAGCCGGAATTTCAGCAACTTTTGCTGGCGCATCAAGCCAAGCGTCTGCTTTTAGCGAAATTCTTGCGAACGTTAAAATTGACAAATTAGAAGCAGGAAAGACTCTTTTAAAGTCTCAAAATGCAGAAGTTCAGGAACTGGCCTCAGCGTTTGCAAAGGCCGAAGGGAAGGCCGGAGAGTTGCAGAAAAGATATCAAGGGCTGCTTCAGGCTGCGCGACAAGCAGAAGGTCTTGCTATTGGCCCTGCAACAGAGCTAGGGACTCTGGAGGCAGAATTACAAAAAAGAACATACTATGAAAAACAAATAACAGAAGAAAAGAGAAAACAAGAGCGTTTAGATAAAGAAGCTATCGCCTCGGCAAGAAGCAGGAGGCGAGATGCTGCAAGAAGAAGTGAGACCAGGAGAAGAGACATTCTTACAGGCGCTGGCTTCCCGTTGCTGTTTGGAGGTGGCCCGCTCCAAGCATTGGCAGGGGGCATCGGTGGAGCGGTAGGTGGCTTAGGCGGATCGATCGCTGCTAGCGCAATTACTGCACAGGTCGAAGCATTCGCAAAAGAAGCGGCAAAGGTTGGCCAAGCCCTGAACTCAACCGGCGGTGCGTTGGAGTTGGTACGTGAAAAGTCGTTATTTAGCAGTGAACAGATAAAAGAGAGAGCATTCCAGCTTGAAGAGCAAGGCAGGGTCGAAGAGCTAGCGGCGTTGTTGACAGGTGAACTGACCCAATTGATTGGCAACGAAGGCGTTCGTTCTTTGCAAGAGCTAGGTGAGACTACAAGTGAAACAACAAAGCTCTGGAATCAGCTAACGACGCAATTATTTGCGCTAGTTTCTGGACCATTAGAAGCCTTTTTAAAAGTTGTAAATCAAGTTTTAGGCGCTGTTGCGGGGGCTGGCAGTAGAGAAGCATTTTTTGGAGATTTAGGTTCTCAAGAAGGAGCTGCTAGGTCTAGGTTTAAAGTTTTAACTGGTGAATCTTTAGGGACAGGTAGGTCTGGATCTAAGGCGCGAGCGGAAGCAAGAAGTGCAGGACAAGTCTTTTTAAGTCAAGAAGATGCGTTAGCGCAGATTAGAAAAGAATTTAAGCCTGTTAGCCCGGTATCAATTCCTGTTACTGCACAGGATCGAAGAGACTTTTCAGTCAGTGGCGGACGCGCCAAGAAAGGACGAGAAAGCAGACTGCCACAGCTGCAAGCTGAAGTTGCTCTTCAGGAGCGTTTAGCGGTGCTAAGCAGACAAGTTGTTAAGGCCAAAGAAGAAGAAAATCCGGTACGTGAAGCAGCATTGAATATGGAAATTGCTCTTGAGAAGCAAGCTACAGCAATTGAGAAAATAAATCTTAAAAAGATACCTCCTTTGGAAAAAGAAGAAGAAATTAAAAAAGCTGGATTGGCGGCTGATAGAGAAATTTTCAGCATTCAGGACAAACTCAACGCCAGCAAGGCTGCACAAGCAGAGAAAGCGGCAGAAACATTAAAAGGCTTGCAAAGTGAGCAGGACTTACTGCAGGCAAGGCTTGACGGAAGACTGGAAGAGGAACAGTTAGAGCAAAAAGTTAATAAAATAATGAAAGAAAATGAAGGCTTGACGAGAGAGCAAGTCGAACAGAGTTTGCAAGGCACTGCCGCTCTTAAGGAACAGGTCAAAGCGTTAGAGAACTTAGAGTCCATGTATGCGTCAATCGGCCAAAGTATTTCTAGCGGCATTGTTGATGCTTTAAGCGCAGCAGTTGAAGGCACAAAATCACTTGCTGACGTTGCATCACAAACGCTTAGGCAAGTCGCAAATATCTTGCTGCAGTTTGGAGTCAATACTGCACTTGGCGGTATTCCTGGCCTTGGATCGTTCTTTGGCGGAGGGAGAGCCGCAGGCGGTCCCGTCTCGGGTGGTACGCCTTACATGGTTGGCGAAAAAGGCCCTGAGCTATTCGTTCCAAACACCTCTGGCAATATTGTTCCAAACAACAAGCTTGGTGGAGGCGGAGGTGGCAGCACAAGCGTTGTCGTTAACGTTGACGCCAAAGGCAGTTCTGCTTCAGGTGACAGTGGCGCTGGCAAACAGCTCGGAGGGTTGATTGGAGCGGCTGTGCAGGCAGAATTGATCAAGCAACAGCGACCTGGAGGCTTATTGTCCCGCTAATGAGTGCCTTAACTTTTCCCGATTTTGATCCCGCACCAGGGATGACGAAGCAAAGCGCACCACAGGTGCGTATCTCCCAGTTTGGGAGTGGTTATAGCCAGCGAGCAACGTTTGGCATCAACCAAAACCCAAAGGTCTATAACCTGACCTTCCGTGTATCAGAAACAGAAGCTGACACGATCGAAGACTTCCTTGATGCAAGGGGTGGTGTAGAAACCTTTATCTACACTCCACCTGGCGAAGCGACTAGCAGTAAATTCATTTGCACAGAGTGGACGAAGACGATTCCATTTATTGATCGAGCGGAGATTGTCACGTCATTCGTGCAAGTATTTGAGCCATGAGTGATAACACGCCCCAGTTCGTTGAAGACTTACGCACAGCAGCGCCTGCATACTTTGAGGAGCTGCAAAAGCTTGAGCCAACAGCAGTCATCGATTTGTTTGAGGTGCGGTTAACGCAAGCCGTTAATAACGTTGATGAGACGCTTTATTATCACCCTGGAACGAATGATCTCGTTACCAACATTGTTTTTAACGGCAAGACCTATCCGGCTGTGCCTGTAGAGATGACGGGGCTTGAGACATCAGGTAAAGGTGTCATTTCCAGGCCAACTTTAAAAGTAGCTAACGCCAACGGTGCGATCAGCTCTTTAATTGTTCAGCAAAATTACAACCCACTAAAAGCGCAGGTGGTGCGTATCCGTACGTTCAAGAAATTCTTAGATGCCGTTAATTTTAGTGGTGGCAACGCAACTGCCGATCCAGCAGCAAAGACAGAAGAGGTTTGGTATATCGACAGGGTTGCGGATGAGAACTTGGCGTTTGTTGAATTTGAGCTGACGGCCAAGCTTGACCTGACCAATCTTGAGTTGCCACGTCGTCAGGTAACTGAGTTTTGCCCGTGGAAATACAGAGGTACTGAATGCGGTTATGTAGCCAAAAGGTATTTTCAGGTTGATGACATTGAGATTTCTAAGGCCGAGATGCAGTCATTGGCCACGATCAACAGCTTGACCTTTGACCAGGCTGTGGACAAGTTTGATGTATGCGGCAAACGGGTAAGCAGTTGCAGGCTTCGCTTTCCAGATAACGAAGGCAAGAATGATGTATCGATCCCGTTTGGAGGATTCCTTGGATCAAGAGTTCAAGCGTAAGGCGGAAGGCCACGCAATCCTTGAGTATCCAAAAGAAGCTTGTGGCTTACTTGTTGATGGCAAGTATTGGCCGTGCCAAAACGTTGCAGACGAGCCAGAGCTGACCTTTGTCCTTAACGCCACTGACTATATGGAGGCCATGTTGTCTGGAACGATTGAAGCCGTCGTGCATTCTCACCCGTTAGGCGGGCAAGCTAGTGAGCCAGATCGCAAAAGCTGCAGTCAAACTAAGCTTGTATGGCATATCTATTCTGTCCCTGACGGCGAATGGTCAACTATCGATCCCTGACAGGCAAGGAGTTTGCGTATGGAGCGCAGGATTGCTTCACGCTGATCTGCGATTACTACAGGTTGATGGGGGTGTTGCTGCCAGACTTTGAGAGACCAGAAGACCTTGAGACGACAAGCAGCATATTTTTAGAACAGGCTGAGGCGTATGGGTTTTATGAGGTTGATATGGCAGAACGCAAGATTGGTGATGTATTGATTATGCGGTTGATGACTAGGACGCCAATGCACGCAGCAATTTATGTTGGTGCGGATAAGATCTTGCACCAACGGTTCAACAGCCTGAGTGCGGTGGAACCTTTTGGGCGGTACTATAGGCAGAGCGTTGCCGCCGTCTATCGCTATGCAACTGGTGATGTTAGCCGGTGAGCTGGGCGAAAAATACGGCACACACCACGAGTATTACAACCTAAGGACACCAGCAGACGCGATCAAGCTGTTGTGTGTCAATCATCCGAAGCTGCAGAAAGATTTGATGACAGCGCACCAAAACGGTGTTGGCTACAAGCTGATTCAGTCTGGTGCGGCGATGGGATATGACGAACTGCATTTACCGTTTGGCAGCAGGCCAATGATGCTTGTGCCGGTGATCAGCGGTAGTGGAGGTGGTTCTACGACATCAATTTTGGTTGGTGTTGGCTTGGTCGCGGCTTCATTTTTGCTGCCTGGCGCGGGGTTGTTTGGTTTTGCTGGCCTTGGTGGCACGGTGGCTGCGGGAACTACTCTTGCGGCAGGGTCTTCACTCGTGGTCGGTAGTGCCATTGGCACGGCCATTGGCACAGGCTTAAGCGCAATTGGCGCAAGTTTGATTCTTGGCGGTGTGGCAAACATGATCTCACCGCAACCAGAAGTGCCAAAACTTGGCAGTCGTCGTATGGATGGCACAAGTTTTCGTGGCCCTGGCCCACAAGGTGTAACGCGTGGGGCAAGTGGTCAGCAGTCTTATGCGTACACCGGACCAGCCAATACTGTTGGCAACGGTTCAACAATTCCTGTTGTGTATGGCCGCGCCATGCTTGGCGGTCACATGTTGTCAGTAGGCATTGAAGCAACAGATGTTTCCGACCCAATTGCAACAGCAATCAAAGCACCAGGACGGGAAACCATATTGATTAATGGCAGTGAGGTGGAGCGTGAGTTTAATGAAGAGTCTGGAATTGCGACAAAACGGCTTGACTCGCGTGACGTTTTTCAATACAAAACAAGCATAAATAATCGCAGGAGAGTCATCCCTTCAGGCGATGGTTTTGGCCCTGGGTTAAGCAGAAGTCTTCAAGAAAATAGCACGCAAAAGTTTGGCGATATTGACACTAAAGTTAAATACGAAGACGAATTTGACGTGTTATTTGAAATTGATGGTGGGCTATATGGCAGAGCTGGCAAAGGCGAAAACGCAACTAAAATTGATGGATTCATCCAATATCGGATAGAAGTTATACATAGCAGGTCTGGAAGCAACCCAACGGTAGCTGTTGCTGAAAATACTATTCAGGGGTATTTAGAAAGGTCGCAAGAATATTACTGGGCGCAAAGATTAAAATGGACCAGGCTTGAAAATAATCAGGAATTAACTTTAAGGATTACTATTATGGATGTTGACACTGATGCGCCGACGAAGTTTCGAGTCCATGTATTTGGGTATGATCTCGCTTAATTGACTTATGGCATTAAATTCTGAATCGTCCATTAAGCTAATCGACCTTCTGTGCGAAGGACCAATCGAAGGTCTTGCAACGCAAAGCAGCAAAAGCATTTTTCTAGACGAGACTTCTGCCGATCAAAAGGCTGTCAAATCAAACGATTTTGCAATACGCAAAGGAACGGCTAGCCAGACCAGAATCGGTATAAGCGATCAATTTGCAAATGCCACTACCACAATCATCGATGTAAGCACGCAAGTTGGCGAAAACTATAGCGAAGAGGTTGACGAAAACAACGAGGTTTTAAAAAGAAATTATGGCGCGGGCAGCCTTGTCAAAACAATTACAGATCCAAAGACTAATTTTGTCAAACTTCTTTTTACCATTCCAAAGCTGTTCTCGACAGCAGTTGAGGGTCTTGCAAGGGGTCAATTATTCCCTGCAGCAATACGCATTAGAATCGCGGTTAAAAGTAAAAACAGTGCCTTTAACACCGTAACATTTGACGGGCAAGGCTATAAAGAATTTAGAGGAATTTCAACATCAAATTATCAATACCAAACCCCTCGAATTGATTTAACGGGAGAAGGTCCCTGGCAAATCAAAGTAGACAAATTGATATTCACAGCTAGCGTTTCAGGGCCGGATATAGAAGCAGGTTTTGAAATCAAGTTTAGTGACCTTGAAGATGTAAGCAAGAAAACCCCGCTAGCCAGTGGTCGAGGCGACACGATTGTGTGGTCTTCGATTATTGCTGGTACGGATATTAAAACGGCTTACAAGCACACAGCTTGTGTTGGCCTAAGCCTTTCAACGGATCAGTTCAACACTGTCCCAGCTCGTGCATACGAGATCAAGGGGATGAAGGTTCAGATTCCATCTAGCGCAATGGTGCGTGCAGATGGAAGTTTGAATTACGGCGGCAATATTCCTTTTAACGGCAAGCTGCAAGCGCGTAAGTACACGACTTGTCCGGTCTGTTGTTTCTACGACATGGTGACGAACAGCCGTTATGGGGCTGGTGATTTTGTCACAGCAGAAGAGCTGAGTTGGATTGATTTGATTGAGCTGTCCAAGTATTGCAACGAGCTTGTGCCAACAAGTGCAGGTGGAACGGAGCCACGTTTTGCCATCAATACGGTGATTGCTTCGCCAGCAGATGCGTTCAGCGTCTTGCAAGACCTAGCAAGCGTATTCCGGGGGATGATTTATTGGAAGTCAGACACGATCCAAGTAGCTGGCGACCATGGCGTTTTAGGCAGCACAACTACTGCTCTTGAGCCTGTTCACCTGTTTACCAACTCAAATGTGGTTGGTGGTGGCTTTAGTTATAACGGCGCTTCCCTGAAGACAAGAAGCACCAGGGTGCGTGTTCGCTACAACGACCCAAATAACTTTTACCGTCCTGACTTTGTTGTTATTGAGAACAAGGAGCTAGTCAATAAATACGGCTTCCAGATCCGTGACATCGTGGCGTTCGGCTGCACGTCTAAATTCCAAGCCCAACGAATGGGCAAATGGGTTCTGGCTTCTGAAGAAACAGAAGGCGAGACTGTGACGTTCTCCGTTGGCCTCGAAGGCTTAATGGTGATGCCTGGTCAGATCTTTGCCGTTTCGGACGCAATGCGTCAGGGCGCAAGACTGGCGGGTCGCATTTCAGCGTCAACAACAACGTCTGTTACGGCAGATCAAACAATCACGTTGCCGATTGGAACGAATCGTCAGTTGAGCTGTGTGCTGGCTGATGGGACGACAGAAACCAAATCGATTAGCAGTGTTGTGGGCAATGTAATTAACGTTTCGTCCTCGTTCAGCTCTGCGCCACAAGTAGAAACTGTTTATTCAATCCAAGCCAGCAACGTTAAGCATCAGAAATTTAGATGCCTTGCAATTGGCGAGGGTGAGAATGGAACGTATTCAATAACAGGTGTCCAGCATGTAGACAACATTTATAACGTTGTTGAGACTGAAAATGCACTGCTTGAGTTTGCAGATATAACGCTGTTTGATGAGGCACCACCTGTTCCGGTCGATTTATTTTTAAGCGCGGAAGATGTAACAAAAGACGATCTTACGACAACACGAATTACTGCATCCTGGAGTCGCGGCAGTGCATTTACAGCAATCTTTTTCAAAATTAAGTATAAGATTGGCAATGGTGACTTTATTGAAACAACAACTACAAACACAAACTTTGTTGTTGACAATGTAGTTCCCGGCACTAGCTTTTCATTCTTCGTGCGGGCAGTTGGCCCAGCACCACGCTCGAAGGAATCTGCTGATGCGTCGATTGATCTTACTGTCCCAGTTTCACCGCTTACACCACCTGACCCAACAGACGTAACCTTAGAAGTCGTAACCAAAGATCAGGTTTCTTTGCGCTGGGCGATTGGCCCAACAGGCATTAACAAGGAGTCATTACGTGCAGTTATACGTCATACGACAGACGATTCAACAAATGCAAGCTGGGCTAACACGTCTATTTTGCGGACTGTTTTAGCAAACTCAACGTCTGTAATTTTACCAAGAATAAACGGAACGTACTTTATTAAGTTCCAAACAATATTTGGCATACGCAGTGCTAACGCTGTCGCAGTTACTTTACTCGCGGTTGACGGGATCCCGAGATTTAACTATGAATTAATCCGAGAAGATTTCCCGGCGCAAAACGTTAAACCATTCCTAGGCGAGGGTTTTGGCGTTTATTACGACAGCGAGTACGACGGTCTTGTTCTTGACGGTGACGGCAAGATTGACGAGATCTCTGGAACGTTTGATGAGTTATCGGCTGTTGATTTTGTTGGAACGCGAGGCACTTCTGGTGTTTACCACTTTCAAAAAATATTAGATCTTGGCGGCAGATATAGCATTGACTTAAGGCGTGTTTTAACTTCTCGCGGGTTGTACCCGCTTAGCTCAATTGATAATCGTACGGCGCTTATCGATACGTGGAGCGATGTTGACGGAGAACTCGCTGATGATACGACCGCTGACATTTACTTTCGCACGACAGATGAAACGACAACAGGCACTTATTTCTTGACTGAAGACAATAATTATTTGTTGTTTGGCGAGGAAGTAATTGTTCCAGACAACCTTGTTGCTGAAAACGATGACCAGTTAATTGCCCAAAATGGCGACATAATTCAGACAAACCAAGCGGACGCGAGTGCTATTGAAATCTTGTTAACGCAAGACGATGACACGTTAATAACGCAAAGCGGCGATACCATGATTAGCAACGTTCCGCCTGCTGCTCCTGACAGCCCTCCTGTCGATTACACAATTGACGAAAGAACAGCACTCATTGACACTTGGAATGACTTTGATAATTACGATCCAGGGGCAGCAGTCCCTTCAGTCGTAGAAACCAACAAGATTTACCATGAATCCAACCTTACGTTTGGGGCGTGGGCACCTGTCGAAAACGGCAATTTCACTGCAAGGCAGTTCCAGTTCAAGGCTGAGCTGAAGGCGCTACATCCTGACCAAACTCCGATTGTGGACAAACTTGGAGCGACTATTCAGTTTGAGAGACGGACAGAAAACAGCAACGTGCTTGTTTCCAACGACTCTGGACCGTTCCAGGTGACATTTGATAATCCGTTCTATGTAGACAATGACACGAGAGTTGCGGTTGCTCTTTCGCCGTATGACATGGAAAGCGGTGATTTTTACACGATGACCGCACCAACCTCAACAGGTTTTACGGTGACGTTCCAAAATCCCAGTGGCGTAATTATGAGTCGTCAATTCCAATACACTGCGATAGGATACGGAACAGAGCAAGTTTAATCCTAGATTCTCATGGCTCAGGCCGATGGCAGTTGCGCTAATGCAAGTGGATCAGCCTTCAGGGCAGATCTAAATACGCAGTTAGCTGCGGCTTTTACAAACCATAGCGGTGCAACTGCGCCAGCCACAACGTTTGCGTATCAATTTTGGGCAGACACAACAAGTAATAAGTTAAAAATTAGAAACAGTGGCAATACCGGTTGGGTTGACTTGCGTGGGCTTGACGGTTCATTGGAAGTTAGTGCTGCAAGTGCGTTAACGGTTGGTGATGGTACGGCTGCTGCCCCTTCCCTTGGATTTACCTCCGACACTGACACAGGTATTTTCAAGCATTCAGACAATACGCTTGGCGTTGCGCTTGCTGGCGTACAAGAGCTGCTAATTGGAGGAGGTTTAGATCAAGCGGAAGGTGGTATTTCACTTTTATGGAATACGACTGTCAACCCGGCCAATAACAACAGTATTAACGGTCTTCAAGTTTGCAGCCATGGTCGTCTAAATATTGGCAATTTTGGTAACTGTATGCGCCTTAATCGTCATACAACAACGGGAGAAATTACAACTTTAAATTATAATACGACTAAAGTAGGATCTATTAATGTTACAGCGTCTAGCACTGCTTACAACACAAGCTCTGATTATCGTTTAAAAGAAAATGTTGTTGCATTAACTGGCGCGAAAGCGCGTTTAAATCAGCTTGATGTAAAACGATTTAACTTTATTGTTGAGCCATCAGTAACAGTCGATGGGTTTTTGGCTCATGAAGCTGCAACTGTTGTGCCGGAAGCTGTTACCGGGGAAAAAGATGAGCTAGACGAAGATGGCAACCCAGAATATCAAGGCATTGACCAGTCCAAGCTGGTGCCACTTTTGACTGCTGCATTGCAAGAAGCTTTCGCTGAGATTGCTGCATTGACAACACGAATTGAGACCTTGGAGGCTGGCTAATGCCTGATCGCAAGATTTCTCAGCTCAAAGAACTAACAGCGCCAGCAGCGGAAGACATTTTCCCTGTTGTAGATAATGACGAGCCCCTGAGCGTCGACAAAAACAAAAGGATTACATTTAAAACGCTGCATAATGCGTTGAATGA